AGAGGAGGGACGCTGCGGCAGCGGAATATGCCGAGGATCCGAAACCTCTCATAGAGTATACAAACAAGAACGATTCCACGAATCTGGTAAAGAACCCCCTACTGGTGCTGATCGATGATATGACTCGGTCAGCACTTGCATATTGGCGGGACCTGGGGCTGACGCCGGCAGGCCTGCGGAAGATCAATGAACGGACCTTCAAAGAAGGAGAGACGAAGACGAGCAATAGCCTGATCGACAGGCTGAAAGCATTACAGGAAGCACGAGGAGCAGAAAATGGCCGAGCTGAAGGGAATTGAATATCTGAGACAGAAGCTCATGAAGAAGCAGTACCGCGTGAAAAAACGGTATGACTTTTATGACATGAAGAATATCGTCCGGGATCTCGGCATCGCGACACCTCCGCAGCTGGCACATTGGACATCGACGCTCGGCTGGTGCGGGAAGGCTGTAGACAGCCTGGCAGACCGCCTGGTCTTCCGTGAGTTTGAGAACGATAATTTCTCCATGAACGAGATTTTCCAGATGAACAATCCGGATATCCTGGCTTCCAGCGCGATCCTGGCTGCACTCATCGGATCCTGCTCGTTTATTTACATCTATGCTGATAATGATGGATATCCGAAGTTGGAAACCATCGACGGCGGAAACGCCACCGGCGAGATCGACCAGGTAACCGGACTGCTCACAGAAGGGTATGCGGTCCTGAAGAGAGATGAATACGGTCACCCACAGCTGGAGGCGTACTTTATACCGAACCAGATCCAATATTTTGAAAAAGGGGAACAGGTGAGGGTGTTCCGGCATAAGGTTGGGCATCCGCTTCTGGTACCGATCATCTACAGACCGGATTCTACCAGGCCTTTTGGCCACAGTCGGATCAGCCGGGCTTGCATGAACATTATGGAATCTGCGGTCCGGACAGCGAAACGGTCTGAAATTGCAGCGGAATTCTATTCGTATCCGCAGAAGTATGCAGTAGGACTATCAGAGGACGCTACGAAACTGGATAAGTGGAAAGCGTCCATGTCATCCATGCTGACTTTTACGAAGGACGAAGAAGGCGATCATCCGATTCTGGGACAGTTCCAGCAGCAGTCTATGGCACCGCATCTGGATCAGCTCCGGATGTTTGCATCATTGTTCGCCGGCGAGACCGGTCTGACATTGGATGACCTGGGATTCCCTTCAGACAATCCCTCATCTGCAGACGCAATCCGGTCACAGCACGAATCCCTTAGGCTGTCTGCACGGCGTGCACAGCGTAATTTCGGTACCGGCCTGCTGAATGCAGGCTTCCTGGCGGCATGTCTCAGGGATGAGTATTCCTATCAGCGTCGACTGATCTATCTGACAATACCGACATGGGCACCGATCTTCGAACCGGACGCATCGCAGCTGTCCGGAATCGGAGACGCCATCATTAAGATCCAGCAGGCATTCCCGGACTACTTCGATGAGCAGAAGCTCCGGAATTTGACCGGCATTTAAGGAGTAACATATGGCTGAAGACATTTCTCCGCAGATCCACGAGCAGCTGATAAGCTCAATTAATCAAAATAACGCACGAAACCGGAAAGAGAACCGGATCGCCGTAGATGCGGAGAATGGTAAAGTCGATATACGCAGCGCAAGCGAGTATGCCGGCATGCGTGGCCAGGACGTGGCTGACGCATTGCTGGAAATCAGCGGATCAGACTTGCCAAACGGCCGGATGTATTATAACATAGCGGAGAAGGCAGTCCGTCCGGTCCTGAACGACTTGACCGAGCAGGTCCTGGATGTGGCAGACCAGGCGATCATATCAACAAACACCGCGGCAGGCCTCGGTCTCAAAGCAGTTCGTCCGGATGAAACGGAGAAGGTCAAAGGGATCTTGGATCTGGCATCCAGCAGAGATTGGGATGACGTTAAGAACGAAGTGGCTTCATCGACTGAAAATCTCGCAAGGAAATGCGTGGACGACAGCGTCCGAGAGAATGCGGATTTCCAATACCAGGCCGGGCTGGATCCGAAGATCATAAGGACAGCATCCAGAGGCGCCTGTGACTGGTGCCGAGAAGTAGCCGGCACGTATGATTACGCTGATGTCAGTGACCGCGGGAACGATGTGTTCCGCCGGCATGCAGATTGTAACTGTCTGGTGGAATATGAACCGGTAAAAGGGCAACGGAAGACCGTATCAGGGAATAGAGACAAACTGGTACCAGAAGAAAGAGAAAACAAAGCCCATTATCAGATTTCAAAAATCGCACCATCAGAGCGAGAGCTGTCCGCATCTGAGCAAATGCTCAGAAAACGGAGACTGGACTCAACAGCGGATCCTATGTTTGAAGTTACAGGCAGAGCTGAAGATTCAAATCCGGAAGAAGTAAAAATGTTTATAGAAGAACTCAGAAGCTACAATGTTGAGCTTATTCGACGCGATTATGAAGATCTGGGATATGCCCCTGGCCTCCGGGCGGGCATGCCAGGGCAAGTACACATTTCTGAAAATGCAAGTTATAGCGCATGGTGTCATGAGATGCAGCACGTAAGAGACGACAAGAATGCAGGATGGGCTGGATATTTCGTATTGACTAACCGTGATAAGCATTATGAATTTGAGAAAAGAGCATACGATATCGAAATTAAGCTTGCGATGAATGCTGGTAGAGAGGACATTGCGCAACGACTTAAGGATAATCTTGAAATTGAAAGAAGAAAAATATATGAAAATAGATACTGAGATTAATGAAATGATCAATGGGAATAGAGAGTCGATCCTTAAAGGCCTAAAATCTAATGCAGTCGGGGAAAAAACTTTTGCAATCATCAAAGGGACACAATTTTATGGGACTGATAAAGAAATACTCGAAGGAATAAGGATGCTGGAACATGATTCAACACCTATCTTTGGGAGACTTGTTGATGAGACAATAGGCGCCTTAGCAAGTGCAGCCTTGGATATAGCCTCAGTAAAAGAGTATATGGGAGATAATCCATATACAAAAAAGATGATTGAGAGTAAATTCGAAGGGTTATAACAACAAGGAGATACGGATGGCAAGAGATGATTTTTCGGTATTAGCACTAAAGATTCTTGCATGTCTTTATGTGTGTATGAAAAACGGAGAAACACCTTCAGAAAAGGTGTTATCACCATATGCCCCGGGATTTCCAATAAAAGGAGAACCAATTAATGAAGTGTACTGGGAGAGTATTCTTTATATGCTTCAGGAAGAAGGGTTGATCAAAGGTGCAGAGTACACGAATGCATGGGGCGAAGAGAGAATACGAATAAATGGAGTAGAGGATCTGAAGATCACACTTGCCGGAATCCAGTACCTCCACGATAATCAGAGCATGAAAAAAGCGCTGTCTGTATTGAAAGAGAGCGGAGATCTCTTAGCCGGAGTAATTTCCAAGCTATTGGGAGTATGCTAAGATAGCAAGACATAATAAGAAAGACCACCCTCCGGGGTGGTTTTTTCATGTGATCATACCTTTAAGGGAACAAAATGAATGAAAGGACGGGAAGACAGGAGCCGACAACTTCGATCGTGCTGCCGTACCAGGATTCTGATGGACAGCTGGCCGTAGATCTGTATGAGATGACAGGCCGGACCGCCATGGAATGGCAGCGGATCCTAATATACGACATTCTGGCCAGGAACGAGTCCGGGCTATGGATCCATACCAGATACGGGTATGCAGTGCCGCGCCGGAACGGTAAGGGTGAGATCATTATCATGCGCGAACTGTATGGTCTGGCCATTGGCGAGAAGATCCTGCACACAGCGCACCTGACATCTACTGCGCACAGCGCCTGGGAGCGGATGTGCGCGATCCTGGACATGCTCCAGATCGAATATAGCTCCATAAAGGCGAAGGGTCAGGAATACATAAAGCTTTATCGTGGCGGTGAGATCCATTTCAGAACCAGAACTGCCACTGGCGCTCTGGGTGAAGGTTTTGACCTGGTGATCATAGATGAAGCACAAGAATACAAAATCGAGCACCAGACCGCACTGAAGTATGTCGTCACGTCTTCCAGTAATCCGCAGACGATCTTCTGCGGGACCCCGCCGACGGCAGTCAGCGCCGGCACAGTATTTAAGGACATGCGGGCGGACATCCTGGCCGGACGTGGTGTAAATGCCGGCTGGGCGGAATGGTCCGTACCGGAGATCTCTGACATCAGAGATAAAGATCTCTGGTATGAAACGAACCCATCGCTGGGGATCACGCTGACAGAACGCAGCATCACGGACGAGCTGGGCAGTACCGAGGCTGAGAAGATAGACTTCAATATCCAGCGCCTGGGACTCTGGCTGGCCTGGTCACAGAAATCCGCGATTAGTAGAGCGGCCTGGGATGAATGCCTGGTCAATACGCTGCCGGCACTTCAGGGAAAGCTGTCTGTCGGAATCAAATACAGCAAGGACGGCATGACGGTATCTCTTGCGGTGGCATTGAAAACCGAAGAAGACCGGACATTTATCGAGGTATATGGGCGAAGATCCGTCCGGAGCGGAAACGACTGGATTCTGGCATTTTTAGCTCATCTAGGGAAGGACAATACGGCGCGGATCCTGGTTGACGGGAAGAACGGAGAGGAGCTGTTACGGAAGGATATCGCGGATGCCAGGCTGAAGCGGCCTGATTTTGCCACAGTGGCAGAAGTCATCGAAGCGAATCAGCTGTTTGAGAATTCTATTTATCAGGGACAGCTCGTACACATGGATCAGCCGTCACTGGCAGCGGTCGTAACGAACTGTGTCCACAGGGCGATCGGATCTGGCGGTGGTTTCGGATTCCAGGCCATCAATGAGGCCATGGATATCTCGATCATGGAGGCAGCGGCGCTTGCACATTATGCTGCTGTCAATTTTAAAGACCGTAAGCAGACGGTCTCATACTGACGAAAAAGCATCCGAAAGGGTGCTTTTTTAATACTACGCATACCTCAGCGGTAAAGAGGGGAAAGGACAATATGGCTGAAGGATTTACACCGATCAATACACAGGAAGAGTTCGATGCGGCGATTCAGGCACGGCTCGCGCGAGAGAGGGCTACGATCGAGGGGAAATACTCGGATTACAATGATTTGAAAGCCCAGATCCAGACGCTAACCGGCGAAAAAACGACGCTTGAACAGAAAATCGCAGGATTCGACACAGAGAAGGCAGGCCTGAAGAAACAGATCGATGACGCCAATAAAAAGGTGAAAGATCTGGAGAAGGACGCGCTCAGGACGAATGCTGCCATTGAAAAAGGCTTGCCGCTTGAATTACGGTCCAGACTCGCCGGGGAAACGAAAGAGGAGATCAATGCGGACGCTGAAAAGCTGGTGAAATACCTTGGCTCATCCAATAACCAGAATCTGCCGGGATTCTCGGCAGGGAAAGACGAATCAGGCAGCGGTACAGACGCCGAATACCTGAAAATGCTCAAAGAAATGGAAAAGGAGTAAGATATGGCATCAATCACAAAAGGAACCAAATTCCCGCCTGCTCTGCAGAAGGAAATGTTTGATAAGGTGAGAGGCAAGTCCTCCATTGCCGCCATGAGCGGACAGGAGCCGATTCCGTTCAACGGTATCGATGTTTTCACCTTTGCATTCGATAATGAGATCTCCGTAGTCGGTGAAGGCGCGAATAAGCCCGCCGGCGATGCGACCATCGTTCCGGTCCAGATCCGGCCGATCAAGGTTGTCTATCAGTCCAGGGTGAACGAGGAGTTCATCTTTGCGGCTGAAGAGGCGAAGCTTCAGTACCTGAAGAACTTCGCGGAAGGCTTCGCGAAGAAGGTAGCCAGCGGCCTCGACATGATGGTCATGGCAGGTGTTGATCCGAAGACCGGATCTGCGTCACAGGTGATCGGCAACAATCACATGGATTACGTCATTGCAAATTATGCATCCGGTGCCAATGCGGTGACATGGACTGCAGGCACTGATAACCCGAAGGATAAGCTGGAGGAAGCGCTGGCAAAGGTAGAAGATGCGAACGGCATCATCCTGGGACCCACGATCCGCTCAGCCATCGCAGCGCTGAAGGCAACCTCCGGCGGCGAAGTTGCGGCATATCCGGAGTTCAGCTTCGGCGGTTATCCGGCAACGCTCGGCAGATGCAAGCTGGATGTGAATAAGACAGTGGAAGCGAACGGCTCTGATGACAGAGCATTCGTGGCCAACTGGGATGCATTCAAGTGGGGCTTCGCGAAGGAAATGCCTCTTGAAGTCATCGAATACGGTGATCCGGACGGTGCAGGCGTAGACCTGAAGCGGGCGAACCAGGTACTGCTCAGATCTGAGGCATACATCGGCTGGGGCTTCCTGGATGATTCCCAGTTCGCGGCAGTCGTGGCCCCTTGATCAGTCTTACCGTAGACGCTGAAGACGGTGAGACAGGAACGAACGGGGGAAGCGTCACCAGGACGATGATGCAGGCCGTTGATCTGTCAGCAGCAGCAGGCGTCGAAGAACCGGCGCCGGCAGTAACGAAAACAACCAGAAAAAAGAGGACAACGAAATAAGGGCAGGCGCTTCGGATCTCCGGAGCGCTTTCTCTTTACGGAGGACATGATGGATTACGCACAGATCTCTGATGTGAGCACCCTTTTCAGGGAACTGACTGACGAAGAGGAACAGAAAGCAGAATACCTGATCCCTACGGTCTGCGCTTTGCTCAGGACAAAAGCGAAGCGGGTGGGCATAGACCTGGACGAAATGTTCCAGGAGGACGAGGATTACGCGGTGACCCTGCGGTCAGTCGTGTGCGATATCGTAGTCCGGTGCCTGGATGTACCTGCCGGCATTCCTTCAGGCATGTCACAGGTATCAGAATCCGCACTCGGATACTCGATCTCCGGCACACTGGCAAACCCCGGAGGCGGGATCTTTATCAAGCGGTCGGAGCTGGCCGCGCTCGGCATCAGAGGACAGAGGTGGGGGGTGATCGAGCCTTATGGGCCTGATTAAGGGTATACCCGTAAAACTGTATGTGAAGACGAAAACAGGCGTAGACGACTTTAACCACGATGTCTATGAAATGGTTCCGGTGACCGTACAGAACGTGCTCGTAGCCCTGCCGGAGTCGGGTGAGGTGCTGGAATCCACAAATCTGTCCGGCAGAGAGATTGCTTTCACCCTGGGGATCCCGAAGGGTGACAGACATGACTGGATAGACACCGATGTCGAATTCTTCGGCGAACGGTTTCATACGGTCGGTGATGTGATGATGGGCATTGAAGCGATGGTCCCGCTGGATTGGCATAAAAAGATCCGGGTGGTGAGAACAAATGGCTAATAAGGTCAAAGTAGTGCTGAATACGGCAGCGGTCGGAAGCCTGCTGAAGGGCCAGGAGATGAGCGATCTTCTGGCGGGCGTCACAGGACGGATCCAGCAGGCACTCGGGCCGGAATATGAAACCGATGTGAAACTGATGGGTACGCGCGTGATCTCTTCAGTATACACGGAAGACAAAAAGGCACTGAAAGACAACCTGGAGAACAATACGATGCTGAAGGCGGTACAGACATGATCATTGAGAAAGTCATTTTAAATTACCTGTTAGGTAAGAATATCCAGCATGCGCAGCGGAACATTTACATGGAAACACCGAAGAATGAACCGGATGAGTATGTCCTGATTGAGAAGACCGGCGGTCCGCAGGAAGACGGGATCACGCACGCGACGATCGCGATACAGTCTTTATCTTCCAAAAGCATGCTGCGGGTAGTCGAGATCAATGAGGCAGTAAAAGAGGCCATGGCAGAACTGCCGGATCACACCAATGTCTACGGATGTCATTTAAACACGGATTACAACTACACGAACACGTCGACCAGGATGTACCGCTATCAGGCGGTATTCATAGTCGACTATTAATGGAGGATACACATGGGTAAAAATGTCTCAGCAGCGAAGCCGAAAGTCGGTGGAGCTGTCTATGTAGCGCCGGCAGGAACTACTCTGCCGGAGGATGCGCAGACCGCGCTGGGCAATGCGTTCAAGGCGCTCGGCTATGTCTCTGAAGATGGCCTGAAGAACTCGGACACCAGAGAGAGCGAAAAGATCAAGGCCTGGGGCGGTGACACGGTCCTGACCCTCACATCCAATAAGGAGGACACCTTCGGTTTTAAACTGATCGAGTCTCTGAACGTGGATGTGCTGAAGGTCGTATACGGCGACGACAATGTGAGCGGCACCCTGGCGACCGGGATCACGATCGAGTCAAATGCCAAAGAACTGGATTATCATGCCTGGGTCATTGACATGATCCTGGAGGACGGAGTCCTGAAGAGGATCGTCATTCCGTCAGCGAAGGTCAGCGAGATCGGAGAGATCACCTACAAGCACAATGAGGCGATCGGCTACGACGTGACCATCGAAGCGGAAAGCGATGCAAGCGGCAACACGCACTACGAATACATCTACGGCGGCTGAGACCGCTGGCAAAGTGAGGTCACATGAGAGAAGTAACATTATCGACAGGATATGTGGTGCAGCTGGACGAGGCAGCGATGGACGATATGGAGCTTCTGGACCTGCTGACGGATTTTGACTCCGCAGAAGGACCGGAGAAGCTTGTTTACATTTCGAAGCTGTCAAAACGGCTCCTGGGCATAGAGGGCAGAAAAGCGCTTTATGACCAGATCAGAGACGAGAGCGGTCGGGTGCCGGTCGAGAGATTTTCAGAGGTGTTCATGGAGATCCTGAAGGGCATGGGAGATGATAAAAAAAAATCATCACCCTCGCCAGAATGATCAGCCTCAATGAAGACGCACTGATCTGTGACTTTGCTGAATACTATCACATTTATGATTACAGAGCACTGCCGGTTAAGACCGCGGCGATACTCGCGTGCGGTCTCCGGCAGGATTCCAGGATCTCTGCAGCGCTGCAAGGGTCAAAATATGGTTTTGATGTGGCATTTAAGGCGATGACCCTGGATTATCTGGCACTATTGTGGTGGTCAAAGACAAAGGATGCGGAAAAAGGGACCGGGCATCCGGCATCAATATACAAAAAGCTGTTCACGAGTGAATCGGACAGCGAGATCATGGCATTTACTACAGGCGAATCCTTTATGGAAGCCTGGGAGAAGATAGCGAGAGGTACGGAAAATGGCTGACAAACTAGAACTGGCAAAAGCTTACGTCCAGGTCATACCATCGACACAGGGCTTCGGTTCAGCATTGTCAGATGAACTGGGAGGAGAGACACAGAAAGCCGGTAAGACGAGCGGATCCGGATTTGCATCAGGCTTTAAACAGGCAGCGGGTGCAATTGCGGGCGTATCGGCAGCGGCACTGGGAGCCGCGGCAACCGGCGTTACCGCACTGACAAAAGACGCGATATCAAATTACGGCGAATATGAGCAGCTGACAGGCGGTGTGGAGACTCTGTTCAAGGATTCTTCGTACCTGATCAGTAATTATGCGCATGACGCTTACGCGACTGTCGGCATGGACGCAAATGAGTACATGTCTACAGTGACCAGCTTTTCAGCGTCGCTGCTGCAGGGCCTGGACGGAGACACGGACGCGGCTGCCAGAAAAGCCAATCAGGCACTGGTCCAGATGTCGGATAATGCCAACAAGATGGGCACGGATATGGGATCCGTGCAGTCTGCATACCAGGGTTTTGCAAAGCAGAACTATACAATGCTGGACAACCTGAAGCTTGGCTATGGCGGTACGGCCTCAGAAATGGCGCGTTTGATCAACGATTCCGGTGTACTCGGAGATGCAGTCGAAGTGACGGCAGATACGCTGAAAGACGTGCCTTTTGACGTGGTTATCGATGCAATTGGTACGATCCAGGATGAAATGGGGATCACCGGAACGACGGCAGCAGAAGCGTCAACCACACTGCAGGGATCTGCAACGACGATGCAGGCCGCATGGTCGAATCTGCTCACGGGCATGGCGTCCGGCGAAAATATGGGAATGCTGATCAGCAACCTGACAGACTCGATCGTGACCTTCATCGGCAACCTGGTTCCGGTCATTGCGGACACAGTACCAAGAGTCGTAGAAGGGATATCTCAGCTGGTCACCAACCTGGCGCCGATGATCCCGGAGATCCTGAACACGTTGCTGCCTTCGATCATCGAAGGCGCGACAAGCTTACTTACGTCATTCGTCACGATACTGCCGGATCTTCTGACGATCCTGATCGACGTCCTGCCTCAGATCGTGGACGCGGTCATGCAGGTCGTGCCACTGATCGCCAGTGCGGTAATCGAAGCGATCCCACAGCTTTTGGCAGCGGGTCTGCAGATCCTGACATCACTGTTTGAAGGCATCACCGCAGCGCTGCCGGAGCTGATCCCTCAGCTGGTGGCAGTCACATTGAGCATAGTGGAATGGCTGACATCACCGGAAACGATTGAGCAGATCGTTAACATCGCTATTGCGTTGATTACTGCCCTGACACAGGGTCTTATGGATGCGATTCCGATCATCATCGAGCAGCTACCGGTCATCGTGGAAAACATCGTGACGGCATTAACAGAGAATGTCCCAGTTCTGGTCGCGGCGATCATGGAAGTGATTCCGAGCTTGCTTGCGGCATTGATGGAAGCTCTGCCGACACTGCTGGAAGCCGGTGTCACTATCCTGACGACACTGATCGAAGGTGTCACGACGATCCTGCCGGAACTTCTGCCGCAGATCGCCGGAATAATTACTGAGTTTGTAACTGTACTGACGGATGCTGACGCGATCAGCAGCATTATCAGTGTGGCAGCTACACTGCTTATGACATTGGCTACCGCAGTAGTGGAAGCGATCCCGACACTGGTCGAGGCCCTGCCGACAGTGATCACCAGCGTGATCGAGGCACTTACAGAGGCCTTGCCGACAGTAGTCGGAGCAATTATGGAGGTGATCCCGAATCTGGTCTCGGCAGTGACGGAAGCACTGCCGACGATCCTTGAAGCTGGCGTAACGATCCTGACAGAACTGTTTAACGGTATCATGCAGATCCTGCCGGATCTGATCCCTATGCTTCTGCAGGTAACATCGGATATCATAGCAAAGCTGACAGACCCTGATGCCATCCAGGGGATGATCGATACAGGCATAACACTGCTGACGACAGTGATTGACGGACTGGTGGAAGCGATACCGCAGCTGGTAGCGATGCTGCCGGAGATCATCACCACGATTGTGGACACACTGACAAATCCGGATTCGATAGGATCGATCATCGGGATGGCAGCGGATATCATAACTGAACTGGCATCAGGCCTTATCAAAGCGATCCCGACACTGGTAGCGAAGCTGCCGGAGATTATCACAGCGATCGTGGACGGCATCGGAGAGCTGCTGTCGGATATCCTGTCAGTAGGCTTCAACATTGTATCCGGTCTGTGGGACGGCATCAGTAATTCACTGCAGTGGATAAAGGACAAGCTGACCGGCTGGATCGGGAATGTATTCAGTTTTATTAAGAGCCTGTTCGGCATCTCCTCACCGTCAAAGGAAATGGCATGGGTCGGTGAGATGCTGGACCGCGGCCTAGCGGAAGGCATTGAAGACAATGTAGGACCGATAGAAGACGCCATGGACGAGATCGCGGAGACAACGCTGAACGGAATCGACAGCGACATTATGGTGGACGGATCTCTGGGAATGTCCGGGTCCGCATCATCTGGTCAGTTTGGATCGCTGGTATCCATTGTGGACGAACTGTCCAACAAATTGGACAGAATGCAGATCGTACTCGACTCCGGTGAGCTGGTCGGCGGAATTAAGAACCGTATGGATGTAGCGCTCGGATCCAATGAGATCACGGCAGGAAGGAGCGTGGCCCTGGCATGAGCTTAGTTGGTGTGAGAATTGGAAATTACGATACGCTGGAGCACTGGGGCCTGGCGCTGGCCAATGACCTGAAGGTCACGGCAGCGGAACCGAAAAGCGCATGGGTGGATGTGCCGGCAATTGACGGTCAGCTGAACATGAGCCTGGCGATCACGGGGAACCCGGTATATAAAATGCGCAAGGTAACATTCAACCTGATCAGTGTGCGGAACCCGAACAACGGAAAGCATGGTCCGGTGGATGAGGAGGAACTTGACGCGATCCGGTCGGAGATGATGTCTCTTTATAACGGCCGGGAAGCGGAGCTGCAGCTGCCAGGGGACACAGATCATCATTTTGTGGGATATTTCCAGTTGGGTGAGCGGTCCGGATACCATACCAATCGGATTCCGGTCACGGTGGATGTGTATCCGTATAAACTGGCTAACGCGCAGACAGTCGTAACAAGATCCTGCACGGCAAACCGGGCGACACAAATACAGCTTGATAACGAGCAGGGATACATCGTGCCGGAGGTGACACTGACCGGGACGAACTGGACGATCACTGACGGGACGAACACCCGGACGATCGCAACACCGGGGACATATACGTTCTCTGAGCTGAAGCTGAAGCCAGGCGCAAACACCTGGACCTGCACATGCCAGTCCGGAGGAACGATTACGATCAGATATACGAAGAGGAAACTGTAATGTGGACTGTATTTTGTGATGACAATATTCTGCATGATCCGGCACTATCGGACAGCACGCAGATCCTGATCAACGGGAAGGTCACAAAAGCAGTCAACACAGCAGACAGTTTCAGCTTTACGATCTACCCGAATCATAAAAACATATCAGCGATCGACAGGCTGACAAGTGTCATCAAAGTATATAAAGACGATAATGCGATACCGTTCTTTTATGGACGTGTTTTGAATGATAAGAAAGGATGGCTGAACCAGAGAACCATAGAATGTGAGAGCTGGTTCGCATGCTTCAATGACACTGTCGTCCGGCCGTATGAATATGAAGGATCGGTCCGGGCATTTCTGGAGATGCTGGTATCTCAGCATAACAGCCAGGTGCCGGCGGAGAAGCGGTTCACGGTCCGGACGGTGACAGTAACAGATCCGAACGATTACATCGTAAGAGCGAACAGCACATATCCGTCTACGATGCAGGAGCTGCAGGACAAGCTGGTCAGTAATCTGGGCGGGTATCTGATATACGAACATAATAATGGTGTCAATTATATCGATTATCTGGAGGATTCCACGACAGGATCCTCACAGAAGATCACACTGACGTCAAATCTCCTTGACTTCTCACAGGAGGACAAGGGTGAGGAGATCATCACAGCGCTGATACCGCTGGGAGCGAAAACAGAGGAAACAGGTGAACGGCTGACGATCGCGAGCGTCAATGATGGCTTGGATTACATCGTCCATAACGAGGCAGCGGCGCGGTATGGTCTGATCTATGGCACAGCCACCTGGGACGATGTGACTGTACCGGAAAATCTCCTGATCAAAGCCAGGGCTGCACTGAATGAGATCTGTGACGGCAAGCGCTGTATCACACTGACAGCAGCGGATCTGAGCCAGGTCAATGCAGACATCGGCGATTTTGATTTCTTCGAATATGTCACAGTCGAAGACGACGTACACAATATCACAGGACGGTATCTTGTAAGCAAGATGACCGTCCTTTTTGATGCGCCGGACAAGAACAGGATCACGATCGGAACAGAGACGCAGGGGCTGTCACAGAGCACACAGCATGTTCTGACTGATGTCCTGGCAGCGGTCAGCGATGTGGTGACCACTGCACAGGTGACGTCAATCGCGCAGCAGATCTCAGAACAGATCACCGGCGGGTATGGCGGATATGTCAGATTCCATATTAATTCAGAAACAGGAGAACCGGATGAGTTCCTGATCATGGACCAGCCGGACATAGCGACAGCGGTCAGAGTCTGGCGATGGAATAAAAACGGCCTGGGATACAGCTCCAGCGGATACGGCGGACCGTATAAAACAGCATGGGCGATCCGTGATGGCGGACTGAATGCGGACTTCATTACAAACGGCATCATCCAGGGCATAGAGATCATTGCCAACATGGGCAGCATCGGCGGCTGGGACATCAATGATAAGGGACTGAGTAAGGAAGTCGTAGACCCCAACAATGTGAATAATCATTACAAGGTCACGATCTACACTCCGGATACAGAGAACCCAAGAACGTCGCATGTTGTCGACTTCATGCTGTCAGAAGATGGCGGCCAAACCTGGACAGAGCTGTTCTACATACCAGGCGACGGATCCATGACTATCTATTCGGAGAATTCGGACGGTACGGAACGGTTCCAGGTAGTGGAACGAACGAATCGGAACAATAAGACGATCATAAATTCCAATGGCATACATGTCAACCAGGTAAGGCAAGGCAGTACCGCAACGAATTCGCATCTGTGGTCGAGCTCTCTTGAATTCAAGGACAGTGCCGGCAGAACGAGATCCGCTGTATATGGCGGATCGTTTTCTCTTTACGATGCTGCGCAGGTCCTTCGCGCGATCATGTATCCTGATACGATCAGTTTTCGGGATGAGAATGGCGTAGAGACAGCGACATACCCCGGAAAGGGCTGGCAGGAGATCACAAGGACAGACACTTATGCGGCTGGCGGACAGACCACATGGAGATATCTGGATAACGGGCCGATCAGGATGGCCTGCTGCAGACGCAGATTCACGAACGTGAATGTGAACTACCAGTGGGGAAATATCTACTGCGGCACCGGAGGTGGACAAGGTTGTAATTTCCCGGCATTGGCATTCCCGGTGCAGTTTGATGTGACACCGGTCGTCCTGGTGTCCGTAGAGACACCACAGAACGGAAATGACGGCTGGCTGGTGACAAATGGACGCTATAGTCCGTCAGATCCGACCTGGTACACTCCGGCATACGATCTGGCCCGTGCTGTATCCGGCACGGTTCCGGAGATCACGCTGAATTACATCGTGATCGGTATCAAGATCGGCACTGTATCGGTCACTCAGAATCTGACAGGAGTATCGAGCAATAATCCCGCAACGACAGTATGGGAACGGTCGGTTTATGAGAATGTCCTGACAGCGGACGCTGGAAAGGTGATCGCAGAGATCAAAGTAACCATGGACGGGCGAGATATCACAGACGAAGTATATACGCCAAACGGCAGTTAAGGAACAGTTATGGACTGGACAGCAATCATCGGATATGTTTTGACCCTCATAGGGGTATGGATCATAAACAACAAACAGCTGGCAGTGATCGAGGAGAAATTATCGCAGACGAAAGCGGAGATCGCGCAGCTCAAAGAGGAGCAGCGGAAGCATAATGCAGTGATCGAACGGACCTACAAACTGGAGGAACAGTCAGCGCTGCAGGATGCGGAGCTGCACCGGCATAACGAGCGGCTGAGAATATTGGAGGAACAGAAATGAAGGATTGGCAGGTAAGAGCACTGAAAACTTTTGTCCAGGCTTTTGGCGGCGTGCTGGTGCCGGAGCTGGTAATGATCCTTCAGGGAGGTCTTCCGCCCGACTGGTCCGCGCTGAGGTTGACTTTGATCCCTGTGATCTGTTCAGCAGTGGCAGCGGGAATTGCAGCGGCCTGGAACATCATCCTGGAGCGACTGAAAGAAGGGGGTGGGGACGATGTTCGTGATTGAAGGCACTACGATATGGCTGACGAGAGGCGATACTTTCCGAACAAGAATAGGGATCAATTACCGTGCCGCAGAAGGAGAACCGGCAGAACCGTATACGCCTCAGCCAGGCGACAGGCTCAGGTTTGCGCTTAAAAAGCACTATGATGATGCGAATCCGCTGATCAACAAACAGATTCCGATGGATACCCTGATCCTGGAGCTGGAGCCGGAGGACACGAAAGATCTGGATTACGGCAAATATGTATATGACATAGAGCTTACCTTCGCAGGCGGAGACATTGATACGATCATCGGCAAGGAACCGGACCAGGATGCCAGATTCATCCTGATGCAGGAGGTGCTGTGATGATAGGTCTGCTGGAAGGGACACTGTCACCGCTGGGGCAGCTGACGGGCACGATCGAGCGGCTTTCCGGAGGCGGAGGCGGTGAAGACGTACCATATTACGAGGGTGAGTATGAGGCCACACCGACAAGGGAGACGCAGGTCTTCCAGACGATAGGGCTGAGGATGGCCCAGGACTTTGTAGTAAATCCGATTCCAAGGAATTACGGACTTATTACCTGGAACGGATTCGAACTTACAGTTTCATAAAAAGGAGAGATCAAAATGGCAAAATCAGTAGTAATTAATGGTGTGGTCTACCAGGACGTCCCGTATGTCAATATTCCACTGTCTCAGGGCAGCGGAAATGCGAAATTCGTAGATACGGATTCTGGCGATGCAGTAGCAGCAGACCTCCGTGCCGGCAAGAAAGCATGGGTAGACGGAGAGGAGATCACAGGTACTGCAGCTGCGAATGACAGCACAGACGTAACAGTCAGCGGGAAAACAGTAACGATACCTGCAGGTATATATGATACACCTGTCAGTAAGAGTGTGGCAGACGGTACCGTAACGCCAGGTGCTGTCGTTAGCGGTGATGCGATCGGAGACACGCAGAGCGATTATGCAGTAGAGATTACTCCGAATGCTACAGTCGCTGCCGGCTATGTTTCAGGTAATAAAACCGGGACAAAAATCACAAAATACATTCAGGTAGAGACCAAGAGCGCAACACCGAGCACATCCCAGCAGACGATCACACCGACAAACGGCAAACTTTTGAAGAGTGTCACCGTGGCCGCGGTGAATATGTCCGCAACTGCAACAGAAGCTGATGTAATGAACGGGAAGACATTCTTCTCCGGATCACTGACCAGAAAAACTGGTACAGCAACGGTCCCGGTAGTAGGCCAGGACAGTACTACTAAGGTTTTGACGATTTCGTAAGGAGGATCGAATGGCACAGAATGTGAGGATCGCGAATGTCACATACCAGGATGTGCCAGCGATTGATATACCAAAATCGGCCGGCGGGACAGCCAGATTCATGGACACGAGCGACGCGAATGCCGTGGCAGCGGATCTGGCCCGCGGTAAGACCGCCTACGTAAACGGCCAGAAGATCACAGGGACCAATGACGGTGGCGGCGGCGGTGGTGATACGAAGTGGAAAGTAACTGCGGGAGAATCCGGAACAGACACAAGTTCCGAAATCACGATACCGGGAGAGGCTGTCGACATTCAGCAGTTTGTCACTTGGATACAGGGTACGATTGATGGTACTACTGGTAACGGTGGTACGGGTACAACTCGTATCCACACAACAGAGTATTATCAGATCCAGGGTGCATCTTTAACGATCAGCGCACCGAGTACACTGAAATACAGCTTCAGAGTATATTCTACGGATGAGTATACCGGCTATATAAAGGACGAATCATTAACAGTCTGGAATGAAGGTACAAACACATATTCTATCACTCCGGGACGGTATATCAGGTTCGTAGCGGCTTACACAGGTGATGGCAGTATCAGCCCTTCTGAAGGAGCTAATTTTGCCATTACATATGATAAAGCGCTGGAAAATATAGGGGCATTTATTGTCACGGCGAACGCAGGCATATCGTATCCGGCAGCGGGAGATATTGCAGCAATCATTCATGACAGTACCGGGACAAAGGCGTATGTGTACGGGAACAATGTGCAAGAAGTGAGCGATCTCACTTTTACGATCATCGGAAACACACTCAGAATCACAAACGCCAGTTATCACTTTAATACAAATGCTGTTACCGCAGGGTATCATACAGTCCTCGTATATGGCAAAACCGAGAACTTCACTTTTCGCACAGATACCTACTTACCAGGCTCAGGTGTAACGTCCGCACAGTACACATTAACCGAGAATCCGCCGCTTTATTTCATCGGTCTTTCAAGTGCGGTGGCACCGGCATCATATCATCGTGTGAATACAGTCACCAAGGTCAAAACAGATACAATAGATATCTTATGCGGGACGAACTTCTATACCAATACGATGGGGTTCCTGACCGATAATGTAAACCTTAACGAGGCGTATAATAATGGTACACTGATAGTATCAACGAACAACTACAATGACGGCGGTTACTTCCATAATCCAGGCACATATACGCTGCATTATGCGACTCAGGACGATCTTGACGGTGCTGTATCTACTGATTATGAGCATGTAACGAGGTCATATACGCCAACGACAAGCAGACAGACGGAAACATTAACGCCAGGATCCGGGTATGCTGCAATAGGACAGGTGGATGTAGCGATAGAACCTATCCCGTCACAGTATGTGATTCCGACAGGAACGATCGATATTACTCAAAACACAGGCAGCTACCAGACTATCGACGTATCTCAGTATGCCAGTGCCAGGGTAAATGTCCCGACCGGAGGAGGAACCGTAAACATCGGTTCGGCTAATGCAACGGCATCAGGGAACCCGACATCGTTGTCATTCACAGGGCTGCGGGGATCCCCGAAAGCTTTTTTCATTAAAGCGACGTCCACCATCTCGTCATCCGGATCTACAGCATATTACTACATTGATTCCATGAGATATAACGGAACAGATACTCAGGGCCGATGCTTCCGTATTGGCAGTACCCGCCAGGTCACGCATATTACGAGCGGATACAGCTTCACATATAATAACGGGACACTGACAGTGTCGTCCAGCGCATCAAGCAGATCATATTCACCGGGTGCATTTTATAGTGGCCAGTACGAGCTGACATACATCTACTAATTACTGGAGGGAATTATGGCGAGTTCAGGAACGATCAGGATCCCTTCGGTAACCGGGGACATAGTAATAATTGCAGTAGCAAAAACACTAGGAAGGATTACCGCGGTATTCGAACAGGGATCACATAAGGTATATCAAAGCGATAGTCTGGACAGTTTGAGACCATATCTAGCCGTTACTGCACACTACTATGACGGAACAAGTGGAACTATACAAGACTACACATTGAGCGGGACCCTGGCGATGGGTACATGTACAATCACGGTGAGCTATGGTGGAAAGACTGCTACATTCAGTGTTTATGTGAGCGCACCGGCAATATCGACATATTATACTGTAGAGAAGTCGGGAACGATTATGACAATCACACTTAACGGTGATGAAGAGGATATGACGGCGAGCATAAACAGCTCAACACTGACAGAAACCGTACACAGCTAAAGGAGATAAAAATGGCGAAAGTTGACGGCGATACAATCAGCACGATCATTATCAAAAACGCATCAAATCAAACCCTTGGAGCTCTGGGACTAACTGATGAAGACGGAAGCAGTGCCGCAGCTATCAGCGAATTGGTGCATAATATCTGCATAACGAATCCAATATCGCTTGACTGGCAGAGCAAAACTATCAACGGCACGAGTGGAATCGAAAGCAATAGCACAACGAGGATCAGCGCAGTACAGTTTCTGGCGTCTCCGGGGTTTCCGGTTACGATCACTCCTGGCAGCGGGATGCGGTTTTCAATCAGATATTATACATCCGCAAGCGCATCATCGATCATAGGAACTACAGACTGGTATACAGAGGAAGAGACATTCAACATTGAATCGGCATATTTCAAGATTGTGGTATCATACACGAATGACGCAACTATTGATATAACAGCCGGAAGCAATATGTCGATAGTTTATACCCAGTATACAGACAAGGAGCTGGTAATGCCAGGAAAAGCGGCAGACGCAAAAGCTGTAAATGACAGATTATTAAGCTTGAAAGATGACCTGGATCAGATCGCTCCTGAAACAGAAATAGCGGTCACTTGGATCCAGGGGACGATCGATTCGCATACAGGATCCGGCGGAACAGGTGTATCAAGGATACACACAACAGATTATTATTACCTGGAGTCAGGGGCTGTAACAGTCTCAGCGCCAAATACGATGAAATTTGGAATCCGGGTATATGCGGATGCTGTCTGGGATTCTTACATTGAGGAAGAATCATCGACGATATGGTATTATGGCACAGTGCGGTTCTCCGTCCAGCGTGGGCGCTATATCAGGTTTGTCGCGGCATATACATCTGATGGGAATATAGCACCGGAAGCAGGAGCGAATGTTAGTCTGATCTACAGAAAATCGGTTCAGGACTTGCACGAGGATATCGTGTCAAGGAATGATCCGGACTCTATGCTGGTCAAACTTCAGCAGCTCAACCGGCCCACAAGGACAGCATCCAGAACGCTTGCACAGCAGCCTTTATGCTTAATCCATTTTTCGGATATCCATGGTGATGCGAAATGCCTGAAAAATGTACTGGATTTCCAGAATCATTACTCTGACTGGATTGCAGACATCATTCATACAGGAGACATGGTCACGACGGAGTATTCTGATGGTATTGCATTCTGGAATAATACGGCTGGAGCGGAAAGGATCCTGAATTGCATCGGTAATCATGATACAAGGGCAAACAATACATGGATCGGAAAAACAATGGACGAGTCGTATACGACATACTTTGCACCGTTCATTAATAACTGGGGAGTGACGTACACAGCAAACAAGACATATTATTATAAGGACTATCCTGATAATCATGTCAGACTGATTGTGCTTGATATCATGCATCAGACGTCAGAACAATTAAGCTGGTTTACATCAACACTTAACTCAGCAAGATCTGGCGGACTGCACGTAATCGTTGCATGCCATAGCCGTGCACATTGGCTCTTTGATTCTCTCAGCACTCCATGGGATGACAAAATCGTGGTCCCGGGATATGCGGCAGGATATTCCGATTCCTCTGGAGGTTCGTATCCGGAGAATATGTCAAACAGCTATGCAAACGCTGTGGATTCATTCATTTCTGCTGGTGGAGAGTTTATTTGCTGGATCCATGGACACACACATTTCAAAATGGCTGCCAAGCTGCATGATCATCCAAATCAGCTGGATATCTCTGTGTCAAATGCTGGAGGCACTGAGTATGCATGGACATATGTATGTGCCAGATTTAAGAGTTCAAAATCAGAAGATGACTTCAATGTGCTCGCTATCGACACATATTCAAAGGTCCTGCGGATTGTAAAGGTCGGTGTGGATTATGACAGATATATGAGGCATACAGATACATTCTGTTATAATTACGGGACGCGAGAAATGATTACCGGTTAAGGAGAAAATCATGGTTTTATTAGCATCATGTAATCACGATGAAGCAGGCCGTCTCGGGTGGGAGGGCCTTTCGAAGCCAGGAGATCAGACCGGCAGCGAAGTCAGCCTGGTCCCGTATAATACATGGCAGCCGCTGGTATGGAAAGCAGTATACCGCGCAGAGGATCCGGAGGTCGCCTGGCGGATCGGCCAGGCCGGCATTCAGATGTGCCGGAATCCACGGATCGGTTACGATCAGAGTCAGCGCCTGACGTTCTGGGAGGAACTCAAGAAGACCGGGAACATTGACCTGATCACGACAGACTGCGAGACTGACTGTTCTGCTGGGACTTGTGCGTGCGTCAGAGTTGCCGGGTACTCAGATTTCCCGATTGATCTTCGCACTGCCGTGTGGGACGCGAGAATCATGCAGTACGGGAAGTTCATCCGCCTGACTGAGGATATTTACACCAGGTCAGACAAGTATCTGAAATGCGGGGATATCCTGCTGAAGGACGGGCATGTGGTGATCTGTGTAACAGACGGAGACAGTGCGGAGAAATACAGCACAGTTCCGCTTTATGTTCTCAGAATGACGGAGACGACACCAGTCAGGACTCAGCCCAAAAAGGTGGCGGGGATCCTGATCAGTCATCCGTATCTGGGTAAGGATAATCTCGTAGATTACTGCGATGAGACGGATGATTATTATTATGTCCGGATCATCAATAAATTCGGTTGGATCCCGAAGGAGAAGGCTGAACGGCGTGATCCGGTGAAGCTTGCACCTAATGTCGGTGACGAAGTGGTCTTCAAAGGAGGCATGCTTTATATCTCTGCCGGAGGAGGTGGAGGAGTTGAGACACCGAAGTTCTATGGAACAGTGAGATCCGTTCTGATGGGAGACTTCAACTATCCGTATTACATCCATTCGAAATCCTATGACGGCTGGTGCCGCCGGATGGATATTGATAAGGTAAACTAAGAAAAGGCCGGGCAGCTGCCCGGCTTTTTCTTGGTTTCTGGGGAGAATGCAAATTTAAAATGTGTTAATATCTTAAAACAATTGTTTACAAATTGCTTACAAGAAAACTATCAAAATGGCGTAAATACTGGAAAAAGTGAGTGTTTTGATTATTCTTTAACAAACTGAAAGTGTTAATTCTTATTAAGGTTCGATGCATCAAAAATACAGCATTTTCAAGGGATAGCGCTGTTTTGTTAAGTTTCTTATAAACCAAGATAAAGCCACAAAAATGAGGCTGATATTTACACGTTGCTTACAAGCTATCAACGGCATTAAGAAGCTGCTCGTCAGTAAAGTGAGTATAGACGTCAACGGTTACATTACCGGAAGAGTGGCCGACGATTCTGCCGATCAGCCGCTCATCTATGCCGGCAGCGGTCATCATAGAGACCATTGTATGCCTGGTGTCATGCGGCGAGTGAGACATCTTCAGGTCCTTCAGCATCGGATCCCAGAGATAGGAGCGGAAATTACTGTACTGGTACTTAACACCGCGCTTAGTGCATATAAGATACTGTGAAGATGATTCCGTAACCAGCTCCTGCATCAGGGGAAGGATCTTCTTCGCGATCGGCACAGATCTGACTCCTGCAGTGGTTTTGGCTTTCGTGATCCGGAACATCCTGGCATCCAGGTCGATGTTTTCCTTTTTCAATTCCAGTAGTTCCATGATCCTGCAGCCGGTATATAGAAGGATCAGACAGATGTGCGCACATTTGGAATCAGACTTCCACAGCGCACCGATCTCTTGAGTGCTGAAAACGACATGTGCATGCCGCTCGGATTCCCGGTCGGCAAACTTAGATATGTCGATGGCATCAGAATAATCCTTCAGACAATAGTCATTGTTGAGAGCAAACTTATACAGCACGCTGAACATATTTTTCATCACTTTCGCCGAAATAAAACTCTTTTCGCTGACCTCAATGGCGTGCTGGATCTGAATCGGACGAAGAGCCGAAAACTGCACATCATGGAGCGAAGACAGAGTATTAAACGGCGTGATATACAGCGCAGTTCTGGAAGCCGGCCCGCGATGTTCTCGCCAGAGATAATACAGTTCAGCGAAGGTGATCTTTCTGGCATCCAGATCATAAGGATTCCGGTTATATTCCGCCAGGGCAATCAGGCCGTCTTCCTGGGTCTCATAATAACCCAGATATTTGTACTTGTAAATACCTCCGTCCTTGCCCAGGGTGATTCTTACAGCCCAAGGTTTCCGACGGTTACCAGGCAGCCGATAGCAGCTGCCGTACCCGTTAGGGTTTTTCATATTTTCCTCCTTGATAAAGATGGAGGAAATGGTATAATGAAATCGAGCAAAATACCATTTCCCATTGTGTGTGGGGGACACGACATGCTCCGCGAGCTGCAGGACTGCCATCCTGGCAGCTCATTTTTTGTGTTGACAATCGAACAGATGTTCGTATAATAAAGATATCAACAGCAAGAAAGGAGATGCATGTCGTGTGAATACTAAAGTGGTGATCATAAAAATGCTCCAGTTGGCAGACGAGGAGCGTCTGAGGATCATTTTGTCCTTTGTAAGAGCACTTTTATACGGCAAATCAAAAGTGTAACATCAGGGCGCCGGTTCATCCGGCGTCTTATTTTTTTCGGCTTCTCGGAGCACTGCCTGCTCCAGCACTTCCCACCATTCTTCCGGTAGCTCCGCCAGGATCCGGAGGAATCTCTTCTTAAAACAATCATCCAGGCCTGTGACTGTACCGAAGAATTCGGCCAGCTCCTCGTCGCGCGTCTTCTGCTGGAACATATCACCAGTGCCAGTACGCAGCCAGTCTTTATTTACGTTAAAGGTAGTGCAGATTGAATTTATTACTGCATCTGAAGGAATTCGTAAAGATCTTTCCCATCCTGTAACAGTAGATTGCTGTACAAAAAGATAATCTCCAAACTCTGTCTGAGTTAGACCAAGTATATTACGCAATTCTTTAATTCTGTATCCAATATCCATGTGTATAACCTCCTGAGGACAATAATATCACGCACAATATTAATATGCAATATTTTTTAAGAAAATATATTGACATAAATATCACATAGCGTTATATTAAAACCGCAAAGAGGTATACATAAAACTCTTTGCGGTTTTTACATCGCAATGAACACTAAGAAACACCCCATCAGATTCACACGGCGCCGGACGGAATCGCGTGGTGTCACGCGTAGAGGCCCAGGGAGGAAACGAAACGCGTCGGATCTTACTGAAGGGAACCGGGGAGTCCGCCGGCGGCATTGTTGCTTATGTAATCGATATTACATCACAAAGATAGCGATTAGTAACAGTCACATAGTATACAAAACCATTTTCCCAAACAGGCAGCGGTACTGCCGGCAGGGACCCGCGGCAGCGATAAGGAGGGAAGGAATGAAGTGGATAGTTAAGTCAGGGAGTCTGGTCGACGATCAGATCATCCAGTGGGAAGTGAATGCTGACAGCGAAGAGGAAGCAGAGAACAAAGGAATTGCTCTGGCTCGCCGGAGCAAGGTGGCGGACACAGGAAATGTCTGGGTCATTCCGGGAGAGGAAGACATGCAGTTGATCTGCAATAAACTTCTGGAGGTGTTCCACCTGACGCGCAGCCTGTACGACATCTATGACCTGGAATATGATCCGGTAACAGAGAAGGTCAGGGCATACTATGAATCTGGCGGGTGGAAGGTGGCGAACGTGGCCGGTGATTCAGGTATCGCACTGATCAAGGATATCATCAGGCAGATCAGCTAAGGAGGGAAGGAATGAAGAAAACAGTCGTCACTTATTTCTGTGACAGGTGCGGTGAACCGCTTGAAAGCGATCGATGGAAGATCTCACCGAAGAGCTATGACCGGACTGGCAAAGAGATGCTGAATGAGCTGCTGCTCCAGCACGTGGACAGGGATTACTGCGAACGCTGCGCAATGGAGATCATGGCCGTAGCCTGTGCGCCGATAAGAAGGACTGAAATGGTCATGGCTACCAAGGAGGATGTTATGCCTCATCCGAAGGAGGAAAAGGAAAAATCAGAAGAGAAACAGAAACGGAAGTATTCCAGGCGCCTGGAAAACACTCGTCAGCTGGATGACGGACGTATCTATGCGCTCAGGAATGCCGGCTGGGACTGGGAGAAGATCCGTGAGGATCTGAGAGTGGAATGCACGATCAAAACACTCCAGAACCACTATGAAAAGGAAAAAGCGAGAAGAGAGACGATGAAATTGGAAGACCAGGGCGATGCTTACTCCTGGATGGATGACATCGATGATGAAGAAATACTGGATGGCGGTTTCGAAGGATAAATACAGGTTACCGATTGCCGTGGCTGACTCCGCAGGCCAGCTGGCAAGGATGCTTGGGAAAGCCAGGGGAACCATAGATTCATCGGTAAGCCACGGAAAAAAAGCTTATGAAAGGATCGAGGTCGATGAAGACGAATACGACGAGTTCATACGAGGACCGGCTTTTAAAAAAGCTTCGGAAGTATGCAGAGGCATTCGTGCCGGACGAGAGAAGCCCGGCGGTGAAGATACAGAAGACCAGGTATAACGCGATCACTGACATGATCACATACATTGAAGACTATTTCGAAGAAGAGAGGAAAGGAGCATCCAATGAGTGAGAAGGAACAGCAGATCCTGGATACGTTCGCGAGAGTATTGCCGGATCTTACGGAGGAGCAGCAGGCAAAGATCGAAGGGATCGCGGAAGGCATAGCGCTTGCGGTCCGTGGGAAGGAAGAAAAGGGAGAGTGAGTATGTTTAAGGATAAGCTGAAAGAATCCATGGAAAGAGAACGGATCACGGCAGCGGAATTATCCAGGCGGACCGGCATCTCGCAGGCCTGCATCAGTACATACCTCTCCGGGAGATCGGAACCCAGAGATAAGAGCAAGAAGCTACTGGAGGAAGCTCTGCAGATTCGGGCAGAGGATAAAGAAGAGCAGACTGATGCATTTACCACTACATTAACTGAAGTGGCGAAGGTAATGCACTGTTCGCTGGACGTGATCAAAGCAGGATTACAGCAGGGGATCTTCCCGTGGGGGTACGCGATCCAGCTGGGCGTCGGTTCGGATGGCAGGACGAACTGGGCATATAAGGTCAACAGGATCAGATTCTTTGAAATAGAGCATGTCGAGATATAGAAAGGAGCACATGATGGGAAAGGTAACGATAGACGCACAGGAATTCAGTGATCTGCTGAAGGACTGGCAGAGGGAAGCGAATGAGAAGTACAGAATGTTCCGGTCCAATTTCGGATATGAGCAGTTGGTCGACAAAGCGATCAGGTACATAACGGAACATGCAGAGAAAGGCGGCGTATATGAGCAGGCGGGAGTTTGATGAATATCTGGATGAGATCTGCCAGGAGTCAGAAATGGAAAGCCAAATCCAAGAGGCAGCAACAGTTTTTGCCTGGGTTGTATGGGCCGGGATCTTCTGTTTCACGATCATGTATGTAGTAGGAATTATTTAGGAGGGGATAAAAATGGAAGACAAGACTAGGGATGCAATTCTACAGCTTGGAGAACAGCTGAAGAAGGAGAACATTGGCTGCGTGATTGCATGCGTGCAAAATAACACGAACAAAGGAACGACAGAAGTCCTTAATTGTATGAATGGACACGGTTCAGAGATCATATGCGCACTGGGATCCAGCGTGAATGAATTTGCGAAAAACGCGAAAGTGGATCCGCGGACGGTATTGGCAATGATACTGGAATGGCTGGAAGATCAGGGATGCGTGCCACAGGATAATGATCCGAACGAGAAGATCCGTCGTACTGTCAACAAAGCCGCGAAAGAAATCAAGAAAAGCCTGGAAAGGGCAGGAATCAGAGCGGACGTTACAATCGCGGACATCAGTAAGTTTGGAGAGGGCATGAACGATAACATGGACCTGGCAGGAGATGAGTGGGATTAAGCGATAAACAAATGGCCGGGGCATTTGCCCCGGCAACTGAATAAAAGAATGAAAAAGATGGAATGAAGATGAATTCCTAATATCATTATACATCGTTTTTCCTATTTATTAAGTAGCAGATGGTAGCAACAATCAATCGGGGATCCCAGTGATCCGCCGGTTTTCTGACTTGATCAGTATATTAAACTTATGACCACGGGACACGGATATGTACATAAAGAAGACCTATGACATGGGCCGGTATAAAGAGGTCCATAAATATTATCGATATGGATGTCCCAGGGGAAAGAGAGGACAAAGAAGCGGAAAGACATCGGACGCGGTGACCAGGTATAACCAGAAACTGAAGGAGAGGCAGCTGCAGCGGCTGATCTGTGCGAACTTCAGGGAAGGGGACTGGCACGTGGTGCTGTCATACAGGAAAGAGGAACGGCCCGCGTCCATGGATGCGGCGAAGAAGGATCTCCGGAGGTTCCTTCGCAAGATAAAGCGGAGATATGAAAAGGCAGGGAGAGAATTCAAATACATCTGCGTAACTGAACGCGGGAAACAGGGAGCCTGCCATCATCATCTGATCATACAGGACTTTTCTGATGAGGGATTGAACACGAAGCAGGCTGTCATGGAGTCCTGGCCGGCAGCCAGGCATTTCACTCCGCTCTATGATCAGGCAGCATTTGAAGTTCTGGCTGAGTATATAGCGAAGAAGGAGACGAAGGAGGATCAATCCGGGTGCTCATACAGCAGGAGCCGGAATCTGATCGTACCGAAGGCGAAGGTCCGCCGGATCCTGGCCAGCGAGTGGGCAGAGGAACCGAGAAACGAAAAGGGCTATGAAGTGATCAAAGCGACCATAGAAACAGGTGAAAACCCGTATACAGGCATTCCGTACATGCGGTATTTGCTGAGGAAAGTAGATACGCCTGAAAGGGTAAGAAAGAAACAGAAGAAACGGAGCGTGCAAAATGAATAGATACATAACGGTCATCGTGGCAGCGGTGCTCATCATTATCCTGGCACTGATCCTTGTGCCGGAGAGCCATGGCGAAGAGGCAACTACTCAGCCGGAAACAAAGATCATGGTCACAGAGCAGGAAAAGATCATGCGTAAGGGCGTATACCGGGAGCAGCATGTGTTCCACGTGGAAAGGGAGGATTATGAACAGGAGACAGTCAAAGAAGCAGATTATGAAACTGATGCAGGATCTGAAGATCAACGAGATGGATCCGAATGCACCAAGGATCCTGTACAGTATGTGGAAGCAGAGCAGACCGCGGCCGGAGCGGAAAATGCGGGCGCGATTGATAAGGGCGAAGAAGTTCTGGAAACATGTGGGGATCCTGTGACAGAGGACGCACCGGAGACTGCTGCAGCTGCCCAGCCGGCAGCGGAGCCATCAATTACTGACCGGTTGTATGCCGCACTGGATGCAGCGGGAATCAGCTGGTGGTATCCATACGCATATTGCCAGATGATGCAGGAAAGCGGCGGGGATCCGTATGCGGAAAATTCGAATGGGCTGGACAAGGGCCTGTTTCAGTTCAGAATCTCATACTGGCAGGAACCGGAGAGTATTTTTGACGCAGATGCGCAGATCAGACGTTATGTAAGAGAGACTGCCGCACGGATCCGCGCGGGGCTGACCATAGAAGAGGTCATATCCAGGCATTATACGAGCGACTGGGTGCAGGCAGTGGACTGGGAATATGTAAACCATGTAATGAGCAGGATGCAATGAAGGAGGGACTAATGAACTGGAAAAAGAATTGTAAATGGGAAAATGGCTGAAAGATACCCGTGGGAAAGGAGTGACAATGAGTGATTTGATTGACAGACAGGAGGCTATTAAAGCACTTTGTGAGAGAAGATGCGGAGACAAGCCAAAAGGATGTCCGTCCGGATTTTGCACAGAGTCGCTTGCGGTGGACTGCATTCCATCCGCACAGCAATGGATTCCAGTAAGTAGCGGACTATTACCGAAGGCAGAATGCGGAGAAGGCGAAGATGTTTTGTGCCAGTTGGAAAAAATGCGCAGAATCGTATTGTATTTTGACGGAGGTAACTGGTGTTATCCATCTGGTGAACCGTATATTGGCGTGAATTATGAAAATGGATGGAGCAATAAAGTTGTCGCTTGGATGCCGTTGCCGGAGCCGTGGAAAGGAGAAGACGAATGACGGAACTGCAAGCAATAATCATTATTCTTGGGTTTATATTCCTCGCAAACGTCATCGGATTTGGAATTATATCAGGTCAGATAGATGCTTTAATCACATTGGTTCAGCAGTTGGAGATGGATATTTTAAGGGGGGCTGCCGATGAGAAGATACATTGATGCGGATGCGCTGATGACATGGTTTGACAATCATTATGACGACGAGGAAGTGACAGTCGGATTTGTCAGCGGTTTGATTAAAGAACAGCAGACTGCCAAGCCACAGCAGTGGATTCCAGTCACGGGTTTGCGGAGGGACTGAAATGAACGAAACAAAGGACATTTTAATTAATCAATTACATCGAATTCTGGACCTGGCTAAAGTCGCTGATCAGATTCTTTCAGCTCCGGACTGTAATGACTGCGCAAAGCAGGAATGCGAATATAAGCCGGAACCGGGTGAGTTATCGCGATTTAACTGTCCGTTATGGGAAGGGGCAAAAGAGGAGTGTGAATAATGGATATTCTGGGTTATTTCATGGCAAGTATCATAGGCTTGATTGCCGGCATGTATGTATATAGACTGGCAGCTCCGCGAAACAGATCTAGTGATTACAGAGATGGCTACGAGGAAGGATACGCCGAAGGTCTGTATGATGCAGCATTCATATACGGGAAGGACCGGGAGGATTAATACGAATCTGCCTGTCGATTACGAAAGGAGAACTGATGGCGAACAAAGACCGTTATGTGCCATTGGAAATGACAATATATATGCCTGTGGTTAAATGCGAGGACTGTCAATGGTGTCGACAGGAAGATGAGTATGAATACTGGTGTAACGGATGGGGATGGCCGGCCAGACTGACCAGGCCAGAGGATTATTGCAGTCGAGGAGAGGAAAGAATACAGTGAATGCGAGGGATTATCTGTCTCAGATCCGTAGAATGGATATCATGATAGCCCAGGACAGGCAGCGGCTGAAAGAGCTTCGGAGTCGTATGACATCTCTGGGATCTATGGACTATACCAAGGACCGTGTTCAGCAGACACCATCCGATCAGATGTCAGAAAAAATGGCTGCATACATGGATCTGATAGAGGAGATCGAGCACCAGGAAGTCCTCATGGAGCAACGGAAAAAGCAGGTCATCGCCAAGATTAGGAAGATGCAGAGTGCAACATACATGGACCTGCTGGTTCGGTATTATGTCAATTATCAGACCAGGAAAGGGCGCAGAAAAACACTGGATGATGTAGCTAGGGAAATGAATTATTCCCCGGAGCACATCAGAAGACTACATGGTCAGGCGCTGATCGAATTCCAGAAGCTGTTAAATAAATGAGATGCTACAGGATATTACAGTGCCCCGTGTTATAAGAGTAGTGTGGAAACCTGCGAGATAAGGAGAGCAGCTTGAGACTGGACAGATCCGGAGAATTCCGGACAGCATTTGATAAAAACAGACAGATCATCCTGAGGACGCAGCGGATATGCGGTATCTGCGGGCAAGAGGTGGACTTCAGTTATAAGTACCCCCATCCTCTTTCACCCTCCATAGACCACATTATTCCGTTGTCAAAGGGAGGTCATCCGTCAGATCTGAGCAATCTACAGCTTGCTCATCGATGGTGCAACAGACAGAAGTCTAATAAGCTGTTTCTCGCAGGAACAAAAAAAGAGCAAAAAAATGAAGAAATAGATAATGACAATTTACCATTGCATTTTGCCTGGCAGAATTACCGGGTGAAACAGGCTGATAAAAAATGACCGCCCCTCCTTATAGCGGAATACAGTCATGACGGGGGGTACCTCCCCGGCCCCTGGCCTTCCGAGCG